AGTCTTTCCCTTCTTTCTTAGTGGATCAGCGACATCCATGTATTGTATCCAACAACACCATCAACTGTAAGCAAATTGTTTTTCTGATACTCTTTCACTACTGATTCTGTAGCTGTGTCAAATACCCCCGGACATGTGAGATCACACGCATATCCTTTAAGCATAAGCAAAATCTGCAGTGCAGTAACCATGTACTGTTTCTCGCCCTTTTTTACATAGTGCTTTCCAAGTGCGGCTTTAGTGGCAGATCCATAAATCCCATCAACCGCAAGTTTCGACTTATAGTCTAAGTTCATCGCTGTTTGTAACACCTTAATTCCTGCTTTAATGGTCGCATTTCCACGAATACCATCCGTTACGATTCCGGCACCGGCAAAATTATTTGCATGGATCTGTCCGGCACGAATGATAGCGCCCTTACCAGCGATATGTTGAATCTGCTGTATAGATTCAGTCTTCAATGGGATATTCTCGGATTTCACCACTTCTCCAAACGGAAAGTTTTTTCCGGGGCATGCAGTCTTACTCACATCACTATGCTTTCTGAATCGAGTAATTCCATATTCCTTGCGAAGCCATGAAACAACTTCTTTCAAAGCCTGCTTCTGTGCTTCTGGCATCTGTTCATTTTCAAAATTTCCTTCACAACAAACTCCAATCGTGTTGTAATTCACACCAGATGCATGTGCGCCGATCATATCGATTGGTCTGCCCTTGTATACTTTGCCATCTAAACGAATATAGATATGATACCCAATGCCAGACCACCCATTTGCAAGATGCATTCTGTGAATATCCTCTACACTACCGTGACATGCAGCATGATGAAATACAGCTCCTCCATCTGTGCTTTTTCTCTTTGTAAGAGATTTAAACTTTAAATGTGTGTCGATTATCTGCATAATAATCAGCCTCCTTCTTTTTATTTTATGCAATAACAGTTGTCATTGCAGCATTGTCCTCTTCAGCATTACTTCCTGAATCATCCGAATTTTTTAATGCATTAACCTTTTCTTCAATACGAGATATGTATTCTAATACAGCATCCATTTTAGGTGTGATTTCATCTGTCCCAGAAAAATCAAGCGATGTAGCCGCAGAACAACAAATTGATGAAATTCCAGTCAACAGTCCTTTAATCTCATCTGTAGTCATCTTTCTTTCAACATCCGTCATGTGCTACTCCTCCTCTTCGATCATGAATTCGATTGCCATACATGCTGCTGGTGTGATGTTCTCTGGCAGATCATCATCTGTAATCGTGTTGATTTCTAGCGACGCTTCGACTGAACCGATCTCATTAAACTCTTTGATGAACTCGTCCCAGTTCGGATTCGAACGGTTCATCGTAACTCCATCGTCGGAGTACTTTCGAATCAGCTCATCACGAGACTTGTCATACTCTGCAAGTTCATCATCGATTTTCTTAATATTTCGTGCAACAGATAGTCCCGCCTTACGTGAGAATGCGAGATCTAAGATACCATTGTTGGCAATTAACTGTCGAATATCAAACAGTTTGCTTAATGTTGTAATGTATTTTTTCATAATGTTTTGACTCCTCGCTTCATAAAGTAGTAGTGTTTATAGACCCTCTCCAAGGTCTTTATTATTTAACTTTTACTAAGTACCACCCGCAATGACAAGCTCTAACTCCTGACATACTGTTGTATACCCTCAAATAAAAATTAGTGTTACCACTAACATTTATAACAACTGGGGAACTACAGCATGCCCTATCCATATTATCATCTGACATATAAGCCCCCGCATCAGTAGCTCCACTATTAGTTGAAAAAACCATAACCATTCTGGACGCAGGAGTTCCATACATCTTTGCAAACACCATTCCGATATATGTTCCGGCAGGAAGTGTCACACTAGCCGGCGTGCTCCATCCTCCACAGGTAATATTAACATTCTTGTCATATCCATATATAGGAGCCGAAATACCTCCTGCGCTATTAGCATAATTTGCAGAATTAGCATAATTTACGCTGAAGTTCGATGGGTTGTATACATACATGTTTGCGCCATCATTTCCACCCCACAACCAACTTGGCTGTCCGCCTAATCCTGACCAATTCCATTTCCTACCATTGATTGTTCCGGAGACGGTGAGGTTATTTGCAATTTCAGTTGCTCCATTCACTGTTAACTTTGGCGTAATTACTTCTGCATAATCGATATATGTATGGTTGTTTGCCGTTTCCTGCCCGGCAAGTAACTCAATAGCATTTGCCGAGTATTTTGCAACATATTTGTCATATGTAATGTATAAACCGCTTTTCCATTTGAATGAATCATCTATCGTTAATGCCACTGAAACTTCCTGCTTCGTTACTCTAAATGATGTAGCATCTATATCACCCTCGAATTTACCGCTCGTAGCATATATCTCGCCAGTAAACTTACCATTTTTCGCCTCGATCGAGCCATCTTCTAGCACTTTGAAATTCTCATTGGCGGTGACAAGACCTTCGAGACTGATTTTTTCAGCCTTGATTGAAATCTCCTCTGCCGACTGGTTGATTTCAGAAATGATTTTTTTCTTTTGAACCATTCCTTCTGGCGTAGCACCTACACTGTACGACGTTGATGTTGTGTTGTCCGTATAGGTGATGATCGTCCTTGTCCAAAGATATGGCTTTGATGTGTCCGCAGCCGGTATCGACGTAGACCATGTCCCGGTTGGCACTGTTGTTCCCGATGCTCCAACTTGGTATGCCACTACCGTGGATTTGATACCTTTTCCAGCTGCACCGGTATCTCCCTTGGCTCCATACACACCAATAACCTTCTTTGCAGTATCTACCGAAGTATTGTTCGTATATGTGATCGTTTCATAGTTCCAAAGGTATTTGTTTGTTGCTGTCATCGTCGGTACTGTTGTAGACCATGATGTTGGTACTTTGGTATTCGAGGTTGATACAGCATAAAACTCCTCTATCTCCTTAATTCCTATTCCGTCAGTTCCATTCGTGCCATCACTTCCGTCCTTACCATCGGCTCCCGGATTTCCTCTATCACCATACGCACCTATAATACATGGCATTGATGTACTTATGATCGTTCCATCTGACAGTTTTACAACTTCATAATTCCACAGATACTTTTTGCTAGATGAAACGGACTGCACCGTTGTTGTCCATCCAGAGGTTTTTGCTGTGACACCACTTGAAGCAGATGTTGCCAAATAATAGTTGATAACTTCGCTGATACTCTTACCGTCGACGCCATCCTTACCATCAGCTCCCGGTGCGCCATCTGCGCCTTTATCTCCCTGGTCGCCTTTATCACCCTTCGCTCCAGCGGCTCCGTCTTGTCCTTTGTCACCTTTCGGTATCACGAAATCAAGAATCATATTCTTGTTGTCTCCGGCATTTTTCACTTCCGCATCTGAACCAGCACCACCTGTTGTCACTGATCCAATTTTGATGCTCACTGTCTGGCCAGATTCAGATCCGTCACCAGAAGATGGATATGGACCCGCAGACACGCTCACTGTATCTGCTTCACAATCATAAGATATTGATGTACTGTTATTACTAATATTGACAATTTTCTTAGATACGGACGCAACTACATAAGTGCCTGTAATCTGCTCTCTTGCCCCTACCTTGTCATTTACATCAAATATATATTGATCGTTACTGTCCAACGAAAAATCGACCGAGTCACTTGCAAAAGACTCTGTTATCTTATCAATTCCACCCTGAATCAAATCCTCATCTGATTCAGCATTGGAATTGTCGTAGATCTCACACATCTCATCCAATCCGGTAAGTGTCTGTGTTCCACTGATATTACCAAGCAAATCGCAGTAAATGTGAATTACTCGTCTATCTTTCAAGTCACCTCGCCCAAGACATATAACATGATTGATATGCTTGCTATTTCTCTTAATTGTGAAACTTATCTGATCTGTATCAAACTGCTCATCCTGACTATAATCAGCAAGAGGACTTGCCGATAATTCAACAAATCCTCTATTAAATACAATATTCAGTTTTGCATTGTATGCTTTCAGCATCTTCATGATGCCTGTATAACCCTTTATATAACGATTCATCTGATAGGATGATATCTGTATATTTGAGTTCAAAGTGCTTACCTTGAACAGCTCCGAAAGTCCCATCCGTTCAATCAAAAGCTTTAACACTTCGTTTGCTTCTCCAGATACGATCAAATAGTCTTCGCCTTCATCTGGTTGCAGCACTTTAGACTCAAGTATGCCATGCCATGTACGGCCAGAGTACGTTACAGTCGTCTCGTCTGTATCAACGCCAACGGAGTCTATCACTCCGCCGTACTCTTCGCCCTCAAAATAAAGATAATAACCAGTTTTACATACGTTATTATTGATATTTACTTTACATTCAAAATCATTCTCGTCGCTTCCATATGCAAGATCTAATGTATAGTCTTTGAGCACATCGATATCTTTTTTGGATTCATCCATATAAATTAAGTCCATCTTGGTATGCTCCTCTCTTCCAACAATGTAATATCAAATATCAGATTTGACGAAGTAGCTACATCCATTACGCCCGGCGGAATCTTTTGAAATATGTAAGAGTCTCTATTTCGCAGATCAAAACAATTCCGCTGACTACCGTCGCTTTCATACAAGATTATTGTCTTTTCTACAGAGTCAATCGTCATGTACTCATTTGCTTCAATATCAACATCCACCGAATACATATGCCCTCCAATCAATATCTCTGGACTTTTGCATGGTCCATAAATACGCATCCGAAAATTTGTATTTACAAAATCCGCATTTTGCAGTTTTTTTCCAAGAATATTTGATGTGTAATCATATGGATGATCGTTATTATAGTCTAAGTTTTTACCAACTATCTCCTCATTTGAATTGAATGTAATAATCGTTTCTTTTATCCATTGCGGATAATCTGTCTGAATCGTCAACGTATTCTTCATGTATCGCTTATTATAAGTGTATTTTGACGCCTTACATCCTGTGACATAACACCGCATATAGTAATCGCCAATATAAAGTTTTCCATGTTTTCTGGCAACTACATCCTTCTCACACACCTCAAACAAACGATTTCTATTTTCTGTGCCCTCATCATCATTTCTGCATGCAAAAACGACCGGCAACGACTTCTTGACAATTCCCATTTTAAATGACGATATTTTGTCATTCATGCTTGTAGCTGTCCATGCGAAATCATGCAGATCGTTCTCATTGATATAGATGCCATTCGCACCAAATTCAATTACCTCGTTCATATGATTGACATATCGTGCTTTTTCTATCAAGTTGCCGTCACCTCTTTTACCATTCTTGCAAATTCTCTCTTATCAACCTTCATATTCACAGATTCCATACCCTCAAGTATTAGATCAGGGAGCCGCTCTAACAGCTCATATATAAGCTCAAGCAGTGCATTGTCATTTTTGCTTCCGGATGATGATTGACCATAATCTAAAGCATTCTTCATATCTTGCGCTACTCGTGAGATCCACATGCGATTCTGATGCAACGGTACAACGGCTTCCGCTCCGTCACCTTCCAGAAGTGCAATCTCACCTTTCTCAACAACACCGCCTTTTGCATGCTTTCTAGCTGTAAAACTTCCTGTATTTCCAGAGCCTGTTGCTTGCGCCGCTTTATTTGCAATATTCTGTGCCACACCACCCACATTTATATTCAGTGTGAAAATACTCTTTACAAATTCTTTTGTCCACGCAGCTATATCCGGAGCAATTGCTTTCATACCTTCCCACAATTTAAGCATAATTTGCTTTCCGGCTGATACCATTTCTCGAAGACTCATTCCTATCGCTGCAACAATTCCCGCTATAATCTGCGGCACCTTTCCTGCGATATCAACAATTATCTGAGGGAGATTTGTAACCAGTGCCATAAATAACTCAACACCAGCTTCAACTATATCACCAAGATGATCAATCAGCGTACTCGTGATTGCTTCTATAATCTGTGGTAGTGCCTCACAAATTGTAAGTATAATTTCCGGTAATGCATCAACCAAGGCAACGAGCAATTTAATTCCAGCTTGAATGATCTCATCTAAATGACTGTAAAGCGTTTCAATTATACTTGATATGATTTCTGGCAATACTGCAACAATTGTCTGTATAATTTCCGGCAACGCATCAACCAACGAGGTTAATAATTCAATTCCGCACTCGATGATCATAGGTATACAAGATAATATATTTTCGACCATCTGCGTAATAATCCCCGGAAGTTCCTGAAGCAACTGCGGTACCGCCTGCAAAATTCCATTCGCTAAACCTAACAGTAACTGAATGCCAGTTTGCACAATCTGTGGCACGTTCTGAATCAATGTTGATGCAAGTTGACTTACAATTGTAATTGCTGTCGATAAAATCGTCGGAATGCCATTGGTAAGTCCCTGCGCCAAGCTCTGTATCAGCTGAATACCTGCAGTGAGTATATCCGGCAACGCTTCTACAAGTCCAGATACAATTGCTCCGGCTATCGTAACAGCCGCTTCGATGATCAGTGGCAGATTGTCCACTATCACCTCAATCAGCTGATTGATAATGTCCTTAAAGCATGGTATCAGTTCCGGCACCGCCTTGAGCAATCCATCCAGTAACGCCCGGATCATGCTCGTTCCTGCTTTGATCATACTCGGCAGCGTCGTTGATACGATATTCGGTACCGTCTTTGCAATGATCGGCGCAAGCTTCTCTACAAGCGTACCGACACCCTTCAAGGCGATTTCCACTCGCGGAAGAATATTATTACCGGCAGTCGTAACGGATTCTACAAAATTATTGACAAGTCCATCGAAATCCTGCGTATCATCAGCGATTCCAACGACAAGATTCTGCCATGCCGCCTTCGTCATGTTCACAGATCCCTGAATTGTTGTTGCCGCTTCCTTTGCCGTAGTGCCTGTGATACCCATTTCTGTCTGCACAACATGAATCGCATCTACGATATCCGCATATGATGATAGATCAAACTTCTGTCCTGATAGCTTCTCCGCATCTTCCAAAAGTCGTTGCATCTCTTCTTTGGTACCGCCATATCCCAACTTGAGATTATCGAGCATCGTGTAGTTCTGCTTGGCGAATCACTGGTATGCATTCTGGATTGATTCCATCGAGGTACCCATCTTATTTGCATTATCGGACATATCCGTGATTGCTACATTCGCCTTTTCAGCCGCTGCCTTTGTGTCTCCATCCAAGCTCTGTAACAATGACGCCGAAAAGCCTGTGACAGTTTCCATGTACTCGTTTGCAGACAATCCAGCCGTCTGATATGCGTTTGCAGCATATTTCTGTACTTCACTTGCCGAATCCTTGAACAGTGTCTCGACACCGCCGACCAACTGCTCGTAATCCGAATATGCCGTTACTGCACTCTTCACAAGTGCCGCCGTTGCTGTTGCAGCCGTCGCTGCTGCCGCTGCGCCCCACTTTGCAATCGTCCCGATTCCTTTGAGAAACACATCACCTACTTTTGACGCTTTACCGGAAACGGAATCCAAGCCGTCTTCCGTTTCCTGCTGCCCTTTGAGTGCGATTCGACCAAAGATCTTAAATAATTCCATCGCATTCTCCTTTTAAACCAATTCAATGCCGAATGCATTCATTGAATTTTCCACCATCGCTTTGATTTCCTCGTCAGATAGTGATTTCTGAGATGATGCCTGACCACGTACACGATTTACGAAATCCTCATAGGATTCTCCCTGCACCTTGTTCAAGAAAAACTCCCACAGCACATCCTCTTCGGTATCCTTGTTCGTCCGCTTCACAATTGAATCCACGAACTCTACCAAGCGATCTGTCGCAATCATCTCATCCAAAAATAGAAAAGGACTTGCATATCGCTTGAATAGCAAGTCCCAAAACTCTAAATCACCTACCCGATAGATTTCAAAGCAACCTTGAAAAAATCTGCGAATCCACTCTGTTTGACCACATCCATAATCATCGTAAGGAACATTCCTGGATTCATATCTTCCAGTTCCTTTACTGTCATACCTGACAGATTCGAGAGAAGCTGATAGATGTATTTCTCAGCATTCGGAAGATTCTCCAGAATAACATCGCCAATCTCAAATGCAATGCCCATACCGAGCTCTTCTACATCCTTCATAGTGATCTTCTGATTCTGCATAGATTTTTCTATCAAACGTTTTGCTTCATCCGATGAAAAGCAATCAGAAAACTTGCTGATTTTAATACATGAAATAATCTTCATCATTGGGAAGATGTCTTTCGAATTCAATGGCCGTAATGTGTACGGCTTTTTCTCTTCCTGTACAGCTTCCTCTACTGTTCCCTGCATTACTTCTGTTTCTGTTGTCATTTCCTTTTCCATAGTTACTTATCCTCCTAATATTCGGTATTACGCTGCATCATCCAGCAACTGATTAACTGTATTACTCTCAACAACTTCCTTCGGCATATAGATGTGATAAGGAAGCACATTCGTCATAGCGCCTGCCTTGAGATCAGCATAGCAATCGAATGTCGTTGGGATTGTTGATGCCTCTTTGTTCTTCGTATCTGCTGACAAGCCAGATGTACAAAGCGCATAATCAAACAATACGATCACAGGTGTGCCATTCGTCTTGTATCCGACGCATGCAAAATTCTCGACATAATCGCTATCTTCGATTGTTGCCTTAGATTCAATCACATCCATTGTTTCATCTACCGACGTGCCTTCCTGTCCGATTGTTGTTGCCTTCAACCAGTCTTTTGTGAGCTCGACCATATTCGTCTCAACCTTTGCCGTCTCGCCGACTTTCTGCACAAGTCCCTTCGCATTAACAAGCACACCATCCACCGAGATATTTGTAATCTCCGGAGCAATCGTGAACTTTGTACCGCCGGATGTAGCACCAAGCAAAGTACCTGTCCAGAGCTTCTTGCTTGTGTCATACTTAAAGTTTTTGTACAGTACACACGCATTTAACAGTATCCGCTTCGGCGTATTCTCTGTTACACCAGATACGCACAATTCTCTCCATGTGTTTTCTGCCATTTATATCACCTTCCATTCTTTTATAGTCAGATTGATCTGAATTCTCTTCAATGTCCCATCTCCGGTCGGTACCGAAAATGCATTTGAATAAAAAACAGCCACACACGAACCATCTGGATTCATGCGTGACTGTGGTAAGAATCTCTCTATTGTTTCTTTGTCCTGCTCAAATAGAATCGGATTCCCACGGGTCCATCCATTTAATATAAATGTTGTCCCCTGACTTCCATCCTCTTCCTTGGTCGGAGAATCATCTTCCATGTACTCTCCAACATAATATCGGTCTGGGATTTCGCCAACCCATTCTCCGAATTGGTATGGAATCCCGCTGGACTTCATTAGTTCACCAACATAATTTAATGCTGCTATACTCATTATTTCAACTCTCCAAATATTTCATTTGCTCGATTCTGAATTGCACCATTCGTAGCCTTGAAGGCTTTTTCAAGCGGTCTGTTCGGTGTCTTACCATGTGTGAAGTGTCCATTTCCCTTCTTATCCTCATAATACCATCCGCCTTTACGACCATTACCATTCACGGCATATTCGCCAGTACCGAACTCTTCCCAGATGGCATTTTCTTCTGGAGATCCAACTGTTGCTTCTAATTCAGATTCATCGACTACATAAGTGTATGAACCCCTTGTCTCTCCAGTATCTACTCTGGATGCATTGTGTACAGCCGTCTGCACTTCTCCTGCCGCTTCTTCAAGAAATGCAATCGCCTTTTCTCTGAGCGCCTTCTTGATCTGCATGGAATTATTCGTAAACTCTACGGACATATTACTGACCTCCTGTGTATTTCAGATATATCTCCAACTGCTCATGAAGTTCCATCGGATCATCAATCACCATGATGTCATATACCTTTCCATTGATTACCATGCGACTGTTCTCCGCCTTGATGCGGCTGTCGAGCTTCTTATAGTCTGCAAGGAACACGTGCGTAGATTCCTGAATCTTAGCATTATATGTTGTGTACTTGCTGTCTCCTGTCGATAGATCAAGATACCCTGTTATATCATCCACAGTCTCCCATGTCTTATCGCATGAACCGATGATATTCGTCTCTGTCTTACAGAGCTGAATCTGACCGGTTATATTTCCACCAATCATCTAATCACCATCCATTTAAAATCTCGCTTTCATATACGGCTTCAGGAATCCAAGAAGTGACTTTGGGTATCCCATAAGCGAATTATCGCCATCCATGTTGAAATACGTCACAGAATGTCGGCTAAGTGTCTCCGACTGAATACCGACCTTGTCCCTGTTCTCGATATCCCATTTCAGCATATTGGCTACACCGAGCTTCACATCCATAGGATATTTGACCTTCGTTACAAGTACACATATTTCATCCGAAAGTGGCTCATCAAAATCCATATGTGCATTGTCCATATCAATGCCCTTAATCACATACAATCCATCGTTATACAACGATTCCGATATTTGTACGGTGTCACCCTCTGCAAACAGATTCGATGCACCCTGTAGCACTCCGCTCTTAACCTCTGCATTAAATCGTCTGTTTCTGTCTTGGAAGTTGTTATTTGTATACTTCCGTATAAGGAGCTCCAGCGCCTGAAGCTTTGCTTCAAGCACCGAATCCTTTGCAGTAATATCGATATATGATTTCAACTCTTCAACGGTCATAATCATACGATCACCGCCTTACTGCTGCTCTGTGACAGTATATCCGTCGTGTTCCTTAAACCATGATGCCATGCGCTCGCTCTCGATCACTGCCTGTCCGTTTGCGAACTGGACGCCACCGGCACCAACTCCGCAATAAGCAGGCGCATTGTTAACGACTACAAGCCACTTTACAGCCTTTGTCTCTTCTGCCTTTGTCTCTGTCTTTGCTGGCATATTTATCACCTATCCTCTCTTTGCTTACGCAATCTTGATATTACGAAGTACACCTGCATGCTGTGTATTCTTCAACACGGTTGCAGCGATCATCTCGACCTCTGCATCCTTCATTGTACCCGGCTTGCTGAAATCAGGCAGATACTTATCGATAACTGAACCACCATTCAGGCTGATGCCGTGGAATCCATCATTCACATCAAACTTGACAGCATAGATATCTGTCAGTCCTGTTGTTGCTGTCTCTGCTGATCCAATCTTTCTGCTGATTCCCTTCTTCACTACAGAATTTGCAGTTGCATTGCTTCCACTTACAGTGTAGTGGTTCTGCATATCAACAAGCTTGATACCATCAATGGTTGTAATACGCTTACCAAATGCCTCTTCGCTCTCCGTTCTGTAGCCAAGGACACGAGCAACAGTCTGAATCTTTGTGATTGTCTCCGTGTTTGTAAGAACTGCATCTGCATCAGTAGTCTTGATCAGAAGCGAAAGTGCCTCGTAGAACTCGTCTGCATTTGCCTTGATCTGGGCGATTGTAGACAGGTCAATTGACTTGGATGCACCATACTCTGTTGCAGTGCCAGCAATCATGGAATCCAGTCCCTGGAATTCCGGATGATCTGTCGATGCAGTTGTAGTAGCATCGCCATTGATCAGTGTGTAATGGAACAGAGAAACAATCGCCTTGATATGTTCCTCAATCTGATATGCAAGGTTGTCGAAGTTACCGGCTACTTTGTTAAGCACTCTGTCCATCTGTACAGCGCCACCCATGATAGCAAGGCTTGCTTCACACTCATGCTTTGTAGCTACAGAGTTTGCATAAGAACCACCAAGTTTACGGAACTCTGCTGTAGCCGGAAGCACCTTTCTAAGATACTTGTACTTCATTGTTGAACCACCGCCGGATGCTGATACACAATCATCAAATGTAAGCATCTGCAGTACGGTAGACTGTCTCAGAAAGATATCCACGATCTGCGAGAACACCTTATCGCTCATACCTTTCTTCATTTCTTCTAATGTCATTGCCATAGTTTTTCACCTTTCCTTTCTTAGCCGTTCGTTGCGGCTTCATACTGCTGTTTCAGCGCTTCTGCTAAATCCTTAGGCTCTGCAGAACCGCCAGCCGGATCTCCCTTGTCCAGCTTATTCTCAATAATCTGTCGACTTCCACCTTCAGAACTCTCGAAGTGTGCCGGGAACTGCGTCTTGAGGGTTGTGAGCATATCATCCCATCCTTTGATGTTGCCATCATCGTCGATTTTGAGTTCTTCGCCCTTCTCTTTCAGCATCTCCTTAATCTTGAAGGTCATATAATCGGTATCATCCGTCTTGGCTGATAACAAAGCGACTTTCAATGCAGAGCTGACCTTTGTCTCTTCCAGTTCCTGCTGCAAGCGGGCATTCTCCGTCTCATACGTTGAAATCTTCTGCTGCATACCTTCATCGCCCTTGGAAGCCTTCTTCAGTTCTTCGATGAGCTTATTTGCGTTGCCGATCTCCATGTCTTTGCCGGTGATCAGACCATTCAATCTCTCGGTTTCGGAATCATACTTCTCTTTACTGATGTAATTTCCTTCCGATAGATCCGCAAATCGAACATGCTTGAGCTTGTCCTCTTCCTTCGAATTCTGCTCATCAATCTTCGCCTGCACCTGTTTGTACAGTTCTTCTCCTAACACATCTTTCAGTTCCATAGTTTCCATCCTTTCTTGACTTTAATCGCAGTCACGCATGGCAGTTATCACTCTTGCCGGAGTAAGTATTCGTCACAGTTTAATCGCCTTAAGCCGATTTTGGGCATAAAAAAAGACCACGTTTTAATCATGGTCTAAATTACATAATTATTTTGTTACACAGAAAAAGCACCCTGCTACTGCGGAGTGCTTTCGTCTAATTTACCTTTGAACTAATATAGTTCTCATATTCTTCTGGTATTCCAATATCATATTTTTTGTAATAGTGTAAGAAATCAGCTGGAAATGTAAAATCCCCATCTTCGTATATTCCTGCTTGCGGTATTTCTTCCCCATCAAATATATCTTCGGTAGACATAGGCGCAACAGCCGAAATAGAAAGACTTTCCAGATATTTTAATATCTTATCTCTGCTAATATGATTTTTGATTTTCTTATAATCATCAAAATCATCTTCGCATTTTCCATATTTCATTCCTTTGAAAAATCCAAAAAATGTCATATTATCACCGCTTTCCTTGTGGCTTAAATGTTTTCATTGTTCCACTTCCGTCATAACCTACTTTGAAATGTCCATCCTCATAAACATACAGCACATCTGTAGGAGCTTCTACCTCAACGCCTAGCGAATTAGCAAGCTGTTGAGCAAATCCATCATCCGATGCACCTGTACTGCATGATAACATTCGTACTTTTTGACCATTGTACTTTTCATTATGAGAAATAACTCTGGCCACATCTCTTGCAGACATATTTTTTCCTTTTTCCCCATATTCTATATAATCAGGGCTTCCATGCGCTGCAAAATCAAAATAACCGCTTTTTGCAGGTATCTTATCAAGTACCTTTCTCTCGTATGGAGTTATCATTTTATTGATATCTGCTAATGTTATTGTACCATTTTTCACGCTATTTGCAAGGTATTTCTTATTTAGCCAATCATTCATAGCTACACCTAATTCATTAGGCTTTCCGAGCTGGCTGTTGGCAAATACTTCTGCAAAAAACTCTGCCTTACTTGTCTTTCCATATTCTGATATATTTGCGTCCAAATCAAATACAGGATTGTTTCTTTTCGCAATTGCAATTATTTCATCATAACAATTATTTTGAACAGTTTTTTGAACATCTGCATACCACTTATATTTTGCCTTGTCCGTTTTTGCACTTTTATTTACAAATGCAAACATATCTGAATTTTTCCAACCAAGAGACTCCATATATTCCTTCTTGATAACATTCTGTAACATATGTCCATATTCATGAGTTACCGTAGCTATGGAGGCTTCTTCGTTTGTACGTGAAAAAGGCATCGAATATCCGCTATCCATATCTTTGATTTCCTTCTTTATCAGGGAATCTCTATCCGAATAACGTTTTTTATTCAGAACCAAATATTGACTTGCTGGCGTTAATCTACTGCTATTCACATTTCCGGCGAAATTACCTACGTCTACATCAATATCTACAAAATCGGATTTATGTATTACACCGAATTTGCTTTCCAGACGGATCAGCTGATTTGTATTATCCACAATCAGTCTTTCGTCCATGGAATCTATGTTGCAGTTTCTAAAGCCAACTCTATTCTTCAATGCAGTTTTAGCTTCTTCTGCATTCTTAACAAGTGTCACTTTCGGTTTATACATCGGATTGTTATCCAGCAACCGCTTATACTTCTCATATTCCTTGTCTGTCATGGAATTAAGCATCTTCTCGAAGTTCTTGCCATATTTCTTCTCCATCGCCGTAACGTGCTGCATATATGCGATATTTTCATCAGACCAGTATACTTTTTTCCACTCCGCATACTCTTCTGGAGATTCGAAAGTGACTGTTTGTTTCGAGAAATTATCCATTTTCACAATACCACAATTAAGCGCCCATCTCGCTCTCTGATCCAGACAGCAACGGCAATTACAATCCTGTGATGGATCACCAAACAATCCCGGAGCTTCTGCCTTGTATCCGGCGACTTCAAACATCTCGTCGACTTCTCGGATTTGACCATCCAGATCTCGGTGCTCTGATCTTGTTCTTCCATCAAGTACCGCATTCCACTGTTTTACAACCTCTGCGCCACGATCGATTGCTCTCTTCTGTGCGTCCAATGCGGCACGATTCTGTATGCGGTGCCCTTCTGTCCGGGCAATCCGGATTGAATTGTTGTACGCTTTCTGAAACGGCGTATGCTTCATATTCCGTGCAAGGTTCGATGCAATGTTGCTCCACGTCATACCCTGTGCAATCCCTCTCGATACCTCCTGCCGCACGGCTTTCTTGATTACCTTTACATCTTCGCCCATTCTGTCATACAGAGATGTGGACAGCTGAGAGTCAAGCAACACTGCCCTTGCCACAGCTTCTTGGTCTATCGGCATCACAAGAGGGATTCCCTGCCCTTGCATATCATACATGGAGCCAAGATATCCATCCTGATAACTTCGTGTCAGATAATCGGATACCGTAGCATATGAATCAGATTGCAGGTTTGCAAGTGCTCCTTCTAACTGCGCCTTGATTGCTTCCTGGTATTGCTTCTGGTATACGATTGACTGTATATTCTCAGGCTCAAGGTCTGCCCGCATTGATAACTCCTGTATCTTTGCTTCACAATCTCTTAGAGCCTGCTCATACGTGCTTTTTAACTGTGCAATAACCTCTTCCTCACTATTCAGCTGTGCTTGCAGAACTTCCTTCTGTCGCTTGTTCACTCGTCACAACTCCATCCAACAGCTGCTTAGCATCCGCTATATCTTTCTCTGCGTCCTTCGGCAGCTTGTCCTTGATCTCTTCGTAGTCAATATCTAACTCATCACAGATTGCCTTGATAATCGTCTCATCATCTAAGGTGTCTGCTAATGACATGATCGTGTTGATTACAACCTGATGTGTCTGCGCTTCCGTGAGCTTGATCTGAGCATTCTCCTGTGCATTGCTCATGATTACATGCTCAAACTTGAAATATACGTCTGAATCCTGATAACCCTTCTGCTCCGTCTTGTTGATCTCTTCAATTACAATCCGGACGAGGTGCCGGAGCAGTTTCTTCAACCGGATCTCCAGCTTGTTACACTGCAACTCCAAGAGCGAATATGCCGCCTTGATTGCAATATTCGTCGTTGCTGACGTATCCTTCAATCCGGCCGTATTCAGACCCATGCCAAAGCGGTAAATGTTTTTCTCATCAAGCTCCATCTTCTCTTTACGTGCCTGATACGGCACATCAACTGTCTTGATGTCGACATCGCCATTCTCTCCTGTGCCAATAATCTTCTTTGTCTTGAGATTGGTTTGCAACTCATCCATGTTGTCGCCTTCGTATCCCTTAACCACATGCAAAGGTGTGTCGAAATCAATCAGGTTATTGGATAAGCTCGATGCCATCAGATCATAATCATCAATCAGCGGTTTAATCGGTCGCAGAGACGAATGTTGCTTCTTGTTATTATCCAGCCGGAAGAACGGAATAAATCCGAGCGATTCATAGTATGTATCATCTTCCTTCCCACCACTCTTCTTGTACAGGATATGCGGTCTTGGGTTGATCTCTACAGAATCATCAAGCGTGAGTGCACCGTTATCTACCATCACATAGTATGTTGTGTCTTTCTCACTCCATACCTGCACACGTGTTATAACCTTGTGTCCTTTATCTATACGGTCCGTATAGTAGTAAATCACATAGGCGCATCCATCGTCCGTGTCTTTTTCACGTACTTCGATAACGCCCATGGAATCAGCTGTCGCAAATGCATATTTATCACTTGCATCCTTGTATGCATAAATGTATGAAAATCCCTTTACCTTACAATCCGTGATGCACTCCGCCAGCTCATCCATGAAGATATCATTGTTATTAAAATACTTATCCATATGCTTCTGGAGCTCCGGATCATCCGATAATACAATGCGTTCTCCGTTTCGATTACCGGACAATATATACTGCACCGCCTGATCTACAAGCTCCGTAAAGAAGAGATGCGGTATCTTCACATTGCTCCGTGTCTTATCTTCAACCAGATTGCCATCTGCATTGTAATAAAATAAGCGGTACTGCTTGATGTCATTATCGCCGTCATAATACCGCTCACCGACCTTTGCAAACCGCTTCTTCTCGCTTGTCTTATCATCGTCTATGAACTTTTTAATCTCGTCTACCGTCAGCACATTCTTTGCCCTTTCTAATTAAATAAGCCATGGACAAGGCTTACGCCATCCTTCGATGCCATATCGAAGTGCCGCCATCGCATCATCCATGATTGGAACCGGCTCGTCAATATACTCACCTGTTCGTTCGTCCTTTTTCCATTTCCATTGCTGCAGCTCCTTAATTGTATTTACACAATGAGGGGCAACATATATTCTTCTTCGTATAATGTTGTTCTTATCGACCACACCCTTGAGCCAGTCTATCTGAGCCTTGACAGATCCGGCGGAACCGCCCTTATCAACGCCCTTTGCACGATAGCCTGCGCCCTTCCATGTCTTGATCCTGTCCGGCTCTGCGGAATCGCACCACATAGGCTTGTTCGTCGGTATAGCATGCTGAATAGCCAACGGAATGATCTCCGCCGTTTCCTTTTCATGCACATATATCTCATCGAGAATGTATATATCATCATCCTTGATACCCAGAAGCAAGATAGCGTTCGCATGGTTGAAACCAAAGTCTTGACCGATTGCGATATCATCATAATCATTCAGATTCTGTGATACATCCGCAACTTCCCAGTTATGAAGAATCAAGCCGCCTATCTCGCCCCACTCTCCAAGACCGTATATCTTGTAGCCTTCTGGATCTACTTCTTTTCTACGCATCATACGCCGATGATACGCCGCATCAATAAAGCGGTTACCAAGATATGTACTATGGTGCGTCAGTACATCAGGATCGTATCTATCAAAATAGACCTTCTTGATCCAATGATTCTTATTCACCGGGTTGAAGGTCATTCTCAGCTGATAGAACTGCCCTGGCGGCAATTCTCCACGCAATCTATCATCTATAATTTCCACATCTGCCTGCGTCAGCTCTGTTGCTTCTTCACACCACACATCTGTGAGCTTTCCCTTCTGGAATGTGATTGACTTAAGCTTCTCTCGTTGCTTATCATCATTCATTCCACGGAATATAATTCGGTTGCCATTCGCCCGGCATTCAAGCGACAACGGCGATGTGGTCATCTTCCAATATCGCTCCGCCTTGTCTCCAAACATCCGATACACGGCACCTGTGAGCTCTGCATAGGTGCTGTCTCTGTTTGTGATATCTGACTTACGGACACACACAAGGTTCCTGCCCTTGTCCTTCATTAACCGGAGAATGTAGTTCTGTGCCGTATCAACACTCTTCCCAGAACCAGCAGAGCCTTTCATCACGATATATCGCTTCGTGCTTCGGTCTACCTCCCGGAAACATGGATTTGCTTTCACGTTCAGATTCAATCGGCATCACCGCCGATATCTTCCTCATCTCCATAATCGATAGTCACATTCAATTCCATGTCAACTTTCTCTTCCACCTTCTCGGTGTACAGGCCATATCTCTTGCCAAGAAGCTCCGCTGCCTTCAGCTTATCCTTCTCCGATGGCTCTTTCTCCATTTTCCGAGCCTTTGTGCTACCATCTCCCAAGCCTTCAATCACAATTTCCGTCGATTTGCTCTGTCCACGAAGCACGGATGTGAGATACTTAAGCACCTCATCCTGATTGGCAATCAGTGCCGCTTCTTTCTCTGCCATCCGGTTTTCTATATATTCTTTGATTACAGGTTTTGACAAGTTTTCAGTTCCGATTCTATTTGCCGTTTTCTTCGAATACCCTGCTCTGATAGCTGCTTGTGTGGCATTCAGATCAATCAGGTATTCATCACAGAATCTCTGCTGTTTGGCTGTAAGCTTAGCCATCACAATCACCATCCTTTACAATATCCATCCAAACAAAAAGCCTACCGCACCGGAGGATATGATCAGCTAAAGAGTACGGCAGGCATAAAGCAAAAGGCACCATGCAAAATGCACGATGCCTTCAACTTCCATTTATGATACATTAAATATAACACAGATTTCTCGTCTCATGTTATACAAATAAGTCAAAAAACTTACAACTTTTTCACAATCTTTATACTGATTTTATGTGTACATATTCAAACTATACCCTCTTTTGATGCATGACACCACATCATCAAGCAGATTTTCGTCAACAATACCCTCCAGCATATCCGCTACATCCTCTGCTACATAATCCACATCGTAGCTGTTAATGCTCCGATCTATGATGTCCGTCACAACCGCCATATCATACGGTACATCCATGCCGGCACTTTTGTATGTTTCAGCATAACTTTCCAATCTGCTCTTTAATCTTTCCGGATCAATCAACTTTCCCATAGATTTTACCACCACCCTTTATAATCTCGATCACATCATCTAAGTTAACTACAAGTTCTCCGCCCATGCCGTCATTCCCGAACCGTTCGTATGATGCTTTCTTTAAACGCTCCACGGCATCATCTGTGTCATATGCGGTCGATTGCTTGTCAATCAAATTAAACAAATCGCTTACATCGTCGCTTGTGCATATGTGGTCGCTATACATAAGTCTGCCATTTTCGTTAAAATAAGCATCAAAGTGTTTTACTAATACATTTTTTAATTCGTCCGCATCAATCAATCTCATTCTTCGCCCTCCTGTTCTTTTATCAGACAATAATTGTAAGCCATACAGCCATCACAAGTCTGTCTTTGACATCCTTCCTCTAAATAATCCGCTCCATCTTCCATATATTCAGCTTCGCTCATCTTCATCACTCCAATCCAATTTCTGTCCGCACTGATGGCAGTAAACTAAATCACTTCTGATTATTCTTCTTTCGCATACTGGGCATAACCATAATGCTGTACAACCTAAATTTGCAATATATATCGGTTTCTTCGGTATCTTCTGCTTTTCTCTCGACGCACGGCACTCTTCTATGCTTCCGATTTCTCTGTACTTCTGTACTTCTTCAAGTGCCTGTATTGCCATTCTATAAGCATTTTCAAAAGCAATCCCCCATGAAGTATCACACGGGATTGCTTTGCCAAGTTCATTACAATCATATTTTAGTTCTTCGATAGCTTCACTCTCTGTCATATTCTCTCCTCCGCCTCTGATTGAAGCCATTTAACCCACTCTCCATGTTCTTCTTCACTCGGAAACTCATGTTCCATCCACTGATAATCCGACTTTACTTTGCAAAGAAAAACAGCCAACTCTTCATCTGACATATTTCTGACCCTGTCGGCATTTGTTATTGGTTCATACTTATCCATGTGCATATTGGCACAATCACAACATGGTTTTTCGCTTCCCTTTAAATGTTCATATTTACATCCACTGCATCCATTGTCTCTCATTTTTATCATCTCCTCCTTTTCGCCCGCTTTACAGCATCTCGTTTCATATCCAGATAATCGCTCAAAGCATCTTTTTGTTTTCTAATACACTCATTTTTCTTCCGTTGCTCTGTGGCGAATGCTTTGTAGCCTTCACACTCGCCATGGCAACCTACCTTTCTGTCCGTACATCCTTTACATGGATATTCACTCACAGCTTCAACCCCTTCCGAAAACGATACTTCCCGCTGTTCTCCGGAAGAGCTTCTAATGTATCTAGCACGCCCTGAACGTGAGCAAGTGCCCTTCCATGCATGGTTGACGCCCACGAATACGATTTCTTGTTATCCGCTGCCACATCGTCAAGGTCCTTGCCCTGAATATAGAGCTTGTGCAGCACATTATACTCCTTGACCGGAATCTGCTGAATCACTTCGCTGATCTCGCTCTTAACATCTCTAAGCCTTGCCACATACTTATCAATATCTCTTGCAGCGTCAATAGCCATAACGACCGAATCTTCCATCTTCTGATTGGATCCTGACGACTTCACACGCTCTCCATCAGTCTGACCGGACAACGAACTTGCCAATGTAAGCCACTGCTCCCGCTCAATCATCTTGTTTGTAATCACAGCATCAATCTTCTGTACCTGCTGCAGATAGTTCTTTACTTTCATTTTTCTCAACAAAATCACGCTCCCTTTTCATCATCCTTTACGATAACAAATGCAACATCCTTACGTTCCATATACTTCTTAATCTTCGAAATCTGGAACGTAGCAAGCTCAATGATCTCCAGCTTGCCCGAATAATTTCTCTTAATCATGCAGACGTTCTCATCGTCCATCAGATTCGGAATAATCGTCTGCCCTGTTATTTCTTCTATGTACATGCTCATATCCTCCATTTTTGCGCAAAAAAATACCAACCATCGAATAATGATGGTTGGTATCAAATACATACACTTTTATGCTCTGTACTTAGGATATTTATCTTTATATTTTTGTCCATTTTCACAATACGGACAGTAGAAATAATCTTTTTTGCATCCTTGTGAGGCTTTGTCATAAACTTGATCTGCGGAAAGACATCCCATTTTATCTAGTCTATCATATTCTTCATCAAATTTATCCATGTCCTCTGCACTTATAGTGTCTACTACACCCTTATTTTTGCATGTTAAACAAAACTGTTTTGTGTTATCAATTAAACCCATAATACATATCCTCCTTCGTATTGGTAAGGATATTATACCACTCCAACCATCATTATTCAATTTTCAAAGTTCAAATTTCGACGCTACATCATCTGATCTAATGGCAACTCCATCTGAATTGCCGGATAATCTTCCCACGGAACTCCTATGTAATCGAGAACTCTTCCCCAGCCATATTTCTCTCCAGTCTCTGGATCTGTACAACACCGGTACATGTAATACTCCCATTCTTTCTGGTTACGCTCTCGCAATTTATCAAATCTATGTGGTCTTTTCTCCATGTGAATGCCAAAGCCACACATACTACATCCGGTTCGCTGTGCTCCTGTAGTCCGAAGATTTCCGCACTGATCCTGTACTACATCGCCGTAAATATCCGGTATAATGCTATCCACCGGCTCATATGGTATTACATTTCCATTCTTGTCTTTGCTGTAAGGTTGCTCATAGTACAACTTCACAAACACATCCATGTTTTTGTGATACCAATCATCCATTTCCGATGCCAGCTTTAATATGTCATTTCGCATATACGGAGCAAACGGAGCCGATCGCATTGTAGTTTTTCCATAGTAGTTGCATCCGTGATCGGTAAGCGCTTCTTCTCTCTGCCCGCCTTCCGATGCCATCATTCCAAGATACGGATAGCTCTGATGTTCCCTCGCCCAGTCGTCACATGGTTTTTCTTTGAGCCAGTAGCAACAATCATTTGATACCTTGAAATCCGGTTTCTGATAGTTCACTCCTTCATTTTCGTTTTCATACCCTCCGAACAATTTCAACCACTTCTGCGGCAGTTTCATCCTGCTATTCTTCTGAAAATGTCCGAGTTCTCCACATTCACCCGTAATAATTGCATGTCTGACCGTTTTATTCTTTTCCGTCGGATTCTGTAACAATGCAATCTTACCTGCTATACGCTTACTGATTACCGGAAATCCAACTTCATTCAAAACCTGTGTCTTTGTCTTATATGAATGCAGAATTGTCACACCAAGTGCTTTATGCACTCTCTGAATACTTGCATCTTCCAAACTCGATACTGATATTGCCGGTACATCAATTCCGATAGATTTCAAGAATACATGCAATGTAATACTATCAAGTCCACCGACACTCACATGTGCTGTTTTTCCACGTTTATCCATCTCCTGAAGAAATTCTATTGCACGGAGTTCTGACCTCTTCTTTTTTACTTCATATGGCTGATATTGCATGGCAATCATCCGGCTTTTTGCTTCACGCTTCTGTTCTTTCCACTTCTGGAATTCCACATCCGGCTTGTCTATCTCAATATCTTCCAAGAAGTCAAATTGTTCTTGTTCCATATCTACCTCCTACGCAAACATCATCAACTGTCCATTTGCTTCCTCTGCAACTCTCATATTGGCTGTTCTTCTTGCAACACACATTTCCGGAAGATTTGCTCTCACAAGTGCAGCCGGTATCGGTGGACACACTGCATTGCCGCATCTTCTTACCTGCTCCGTTCTCGGATATGTCTTGCCAGTATAATCATGATCAATAATGTAATCTTCTGGAAATCCCTGACATCCATATAACTCTCGTGGTTCCAACATTCGAAGTCCGATATCCACAATCTGGTAATCAACACCCTCAATCGTTACAAGACCAAATCTATCCTTTGTGGTAACCGTGTCTAATGGTTGTTTAATGTCCTGTCCGGTAGCATCACCATAGTATTTAATCAGAAATGCCCGGACTTCTCCAAAATGCCCCGCAGACGTTGTCACTGTATGTAACGGCTCTCTTTCATCCTGCCCGATGCACGTCTTATAGAACTTACTGAGAAACGATGTAACCAATCCGTACCGGTTCGAACCATCAACTGTCATGATCGGTTCTTTTATGGTTTGCCCTCGAACTTCTCCCTGCGCTGTTTCAGAATGATACTGGATCAGCGTCGGTGTCATAAGCATATGCTGATTATTCGATGTGATAGTATGTATCGGTTCCCTCATATCGCTTCCGAAATGGTTTTCCCTATTTACCGATAAGTATGGTTCCACTAATAAGTGACTTCCTATGGTTGTTATCGTTCCTAAAGGTTTTTTGATGTCCTGCGCATCATTGTTAAATTTACACTGAATGATAAACGGCTCTGGATTATCCAAAACGAATTTTTTCAGTCCTCTTGCAATCCGTTCCATCGTCTTCGGAGCCAGCGGTCGTACCGCCCGGATACCATATTTTTCCTTAATCTCTTCAGAAGTGTCAAAAATGCTCGGACAAGGCAGGCTAAAATCAAGTTGCGTGTATGCTCCAACATAAGGTTTAAGCAACCCTGCCTTGACTTCCTCACTGTCCGCCGGTGCATGTGTGGGTTCCGGCCAGACAATAGGCTTTCCGTCGCATCTTGCAATCATAAAGAATCGCTTTCTCATTGTCGGAGCTCCATAGTCCGCTGCCACAAGCTCCTTGAATTGCACTTCATACCCTAACTCTTCAAGCTGTCTTACAAACCGTTCAAAGGTCTTGCCCTGCTTGGTCTTAATTGGGTGATGGCGTCTGTTTAATGGCCCCCATGTTCTGAACTCTTCTACATTTTCAAGCATGATCACTCTTGGTCTTACAAGACCCGCCCACCGGCAGGCTACCCACGCAAGACCTCTGATATTCTTATCCTTTGGTTTTCCACCTTTTGCCTTACTGAAATGCTTACAGTCCGGCGAAAACCAGGCAAGTCCTACCGGATTTCCTTTACATGCTACGATTGGATCCACCTGCCACACATCTTCACAATAATGCTTTGTTCTTGGATGGTTGGTTTTGTGCATCTGTATTGCTTTCGGATCATGATTGATTGCTATATCAACGCTGTATCCTGTTGCCATTTCGATGCCTGTCGAAGCTCCGCCACCGCCTGCAAAATTATCTACAATAATCTCTCCGTGTATCACTCCATCACCCCCGGCATAAAATCAAACAGTGTAAGCTCGTCCATCTCGTTTTCTGCTGCCTGCAGATATCCAACTCCATCTCGGAAATAATCTGGATTCAACTCGCATCCTTTACCGAAGCGGTGCATCTTAACCGCCGTCATTGGTACCGTCATAAGTCCGCCGAACGGATCATATACGACATCGCCCGGATTGCTGTATCTGTTGATGATTCGCTCCACAATATCAAGCTGAAGCGGACATACATGCATCTGCGCTCTTCTGCGGCTCTGTGTCGTGTTAAGCGTCCGCATGCGGTTGATATCATCCCACACTTCCAACTGGTTCCATGATCCCGGAGCAACCACCATGAATGTCGCCGGCAGTCTGCCGTCATTATCAAGCTCTTTTGCAAGTTTCACATGTTCTTCATAGTTGTACACGTTCTCTCTGCTGTACTTTCTGTATGCCTTCTGCAGATTATCCACCGATATCTCTTTCAGCTCATCCTTACTGATCAGACGATTGCCCGACGATCTCCAGTATCCATGTGCGTCTATCTGCCATTGTGCTCTTGTGTACTCTTCTTTGCTCTTTGATACCGGATCATCCGCATATGCTTTGCTGTGATCCGTTGGGAGTTTTCGGAATAACAGGATATATTCCGGACATCCTACACCCATTTTAGTGCCGTCCTTGCACTGCTCAGACCAACCAAGGCGGTATGTCTGATTGTTTTCCCGCACAACATCCGTCACAACAGTGATCATGCCGAAATACATAAAACCATGCTTCATGTAATGTTCGATACAATCCGCATGAAACGGCTCGATTGTCGGCATACCGGTACCAGTCGCATTTCCAAACAGCACCCGATCTTTAACATGCACTGCTGCCACTCTGCCCGGTTTCAGCACCCGCAGAAGCTCCGGCGTAAGGAAGTCCATCTGTTCAAAGAACCGCTCTGTATCCTGATTGTGTCCAAAGTCGTTATAATTTGCGCTGTACTCGTAGTGATTGCCGAATGGTATCGACGTATGTATCAGATCAACGCTGTTACTTGCCATGACACGTGTTTCTTCCACACAGTCACCATATACCGCTTCATAGTGATTTCCTCGCACGGTTCGTTCTTCTCTTGTTCCTTCCACTCCCATCTTCCTTTCCAATCGTTCAGCTTTGTTCGCTGAATTCAATCCATATTTCTTCACGATCTCAACCATTCGCTGGACCATATAATTATGATTCTTCCATTTTTCCAGCAATGCTTCCTTGATCTGCCGCTCGTTCTCCATGTAGATAATGTCAATCACAACCGGCTGACTCTGTAAGAACCGGTAACATCTGTGGATTGCCTGAATAAAATCATTGAATTCATAGTCAATACCAAGGAATATCTCCCGATGGCAATACCGCTGGAAATTACATCCTGAGCCGGACAGCGATTTCTTTGTTGCGAATAGCCGTGTCTTTCCATTTGAGAAATCAATTACACGCTGTTCTCTCGTCTCATAGTCCATGGATCCATAGATATCAACTGTCTCTGGCAACGCCTTCTTGATTGCATGCCGTTCGTTCTCCAGATCGTGCCACAACAAGAAATGATCATCCGGCGAGGCGTCCACAATCTCTTTCATCTTCTGTACCCGGATGTCTATGCTATCCCGCTTGACCGCCGCTGCTTCTTTCAATCCTTCTGCCGCTTCCTGAAAGAGCTGCATCTGCCCATCTCTATCCGCTGTATCTCCGTAATGAATCGGTATCTCATGCCACCTGACATCGAGCGGTGGCAGATCGTATCCAGCATCTGAGTAGTCAGGATTGAGATCCGATGGTTTTGTAACGAACAATGCCCAGCTTGACACCCACAACCAAAACTCATCTTCCATGTTCGGATACAACGTCAGGTTGTTTGCCTTTGTACTATCCCGCTGGAAGAATCTTGTCAGCGCCTGTCCTGTGTCCATGACTTCAAGATATCCGGCATAGTGTATAAGCTCCTTGTACTTATTCGGCGATGGTGTAGCCGTGGCTACAAGCTTATACGGAACGTTCTTGAATTTATCCAAAAATGTCTGATAAGTCTTACTTCCAAAACTACGGAGAACACTTGCTTCATCCAGCGACGTTGCTACGAAGTATGATGGATCTATATCGCCATCTCTCACTCGCTCATAGTTCGTCAGCACGATCTGACTGTCACACGCCTTGACCTCATCCATCGTCCGGCAATATTCCGGCTTCTCATATCCAAGCAGTTCCACCGCATCTCTGGTGAACTCCTGCTTCACTCCAAGTGGCAGAACAATCAAAGCTCTGCCGCCGGTATGTTCTGCTGCCAAATGACAGAATTCTATCTCCTGTACCGTCTTCCCAAGACCGAATGCTTCAAACAATGCCCGGCGTCCGCCCTTAAGTGCCCATGCAACAGCATCTGCCTGGTGCGGTTTCAATGCCGGATTGATCTTTGAACGATCAACCACAAATCCGCTGTCTGTTGCAAGGTCGATTTTGCTTTCTAAAAATTCTCTATACGTCATGTCACACCTCACTTGCAACCAGTTCTCTATTACACAGCTTCTTGATCTGTCTCACTCGTTCAAAGGATATACCGCACATTTTTGCTGTATCGGTCATGCCATATCCCTGCAGCATGCACCGCATCGGCTTCTGTGTTCTCGGAGACAGCTGATCTACCATATGCTCAAAATCCATCATCGTAATAAGTTCTCCGATACAATCGTGTCTGTCTTCCAGAAACGAATCCCCATAACTGTCACCATCATCATTTACAATCTTGTCGAGTGATACATACTGTGGTTTCTCGACATCTTTCCAGTGAAATGGTGTACGTACTGTCACATCTCCAAATTGAATGTATCTTTCCACATATCTGTTGATATATATACCGATATAATTTCGATTCAAGTGTTCCAGATCCTTGCTTCTGTCAATAGCTTCTACCAGTGCAAGTACACCTTCCTGTATGATATCCTCATAATTGGGGAATCCATGATATTTATTCAAATGAAAATACACGAGTTTGATATTCTCCATGATCTTCTGATTTCGCAACTCAATTCTTTCTGCCTTTGTCAACTCCATTCACCTCCTGCTGAAAGAGAGCTTCCATCTCATCAAGCGCAGATACTCGCTCGTGCGTCGGTTGTACGCTCTTAGGCATATTGCTCTTGTATCCATATTGACGCTTCTGCTTTCGCTCATTCACTGCATTTACTACCCATCTGATGATAGCCAGATAATGTGACTTGGTCTTATAACCCTTCTCTTCAATGTACATGTCGAGGAACTCGATTGCATCGTTACGAGTATCCGCTCCGTACTTCTCTGCGAGCTTGGTAAATTCATCATCAAGCAACATCACATTTCCGAACGGTCCATATGAATGCTTTGCGGGTGCGCCCTCTCTCTCATTTCCTTTCATTTCATTTACTTTTATTTTATTTGTGGGGTTTTTACGGGATTTACTCTCATTTTTAACGGATTTATTATGGTTTTTACTGTATTTATCCGAATTTTGGGTAACTTTAATAAAAGAAGCGGTCTCCTCTTCATTCAAAAGCCATATCTCACAATCAACTATGATTTCACGTCTAAGGCTCTTTGCCGCCTCCTGATAGCGTTTCTGTATATTCGGGGAGGTAATGATAGTGTCCGAACTAGCAAGTGTGATCTCAACGATTAGTGACCGACTAGCCAAGAATGTCATTATCTGCTTCATTGAACCCTCGGACAGCCCAAGGGATGCTATCGCTGCATCCTCGCTGTCCTCATTCCATACGATGTAATAACCGTTTTCTCTATATATCTCCGCAAGCAACCATATGTAGAATATCAATCCATCTGATCCGTATCTTGCATTGAGTGCCCGGATCTTTAGGTCTGCGAAGAAATCCGTGTCAAATGGGAAGTACAGCAATCCTTTTTTTTGCGGTCTTGCCATCTGCTCCTTCCTTTCAATCCAGCTATTTAATAATGCTGGTTGCATAATCCTTATAAACATCTTTAAGCATTGTTCGATTGCACTCTACGAACTCGCTTCCAGCAAGTTCCTTGTACTCTGCCTGAATCTTCTGTCGTGCTCTTCTGACCGATTCTGTTGTTGGAAATCCCAACTCTCGCATATGCAGGAAGAACTGCTGAAGAGGAATCTTATCTACATCTACGCCGTTCTTCTTGCCAATTTCCTTGTACACCATGTAACATAAGCATCCGTCACTGCTCCGAGTCTCTGGATGTTTCTCAAGCATCGCTTTTACAACCTTATGTGTATCTCTGATATTTGCTCCCATCTTGTCACACCTCCCTGATCCGGATTCCGTGTCTGTAGAGCATCAGCTTCCGCTTGATAATGTAATCCTTAGTCCGGAATCCTTTTGTGTCCTCTACGACCGTATCTCCGTTGGTATCTATATAAACGAAATCAGCGATATAACTACATGCATGTTCCACGCAAAACTTCTTCATCTTCACAAATCCATTCTTCAATGTGACCGGTCGCAGTTCATATTGCGATGGAATCAGTTCATATTTGACCTGCATCTGCAGATTGCTAATCTCGCCAGTCTGTTCAAGCAAATGAAGCTCCCGGTACCGCCACGCTTCCTTCTTGGAATCAAATGTAATACCATCAACTACCACTTTCCTGCTTCTGTATTTGCTCATGTAACTCCTTTCCCTCTACCGCCACAAAAGCGGTAGAGAATGACTTACAATAAAACAAAGAATACTGTGATATATATATCTTTGTACAATAACCTTATCCAAACAATGCGGCAGCGGCACTGTTGTTCACCTGCTCCGGCGTCGGCATTTCCGCTTCAGCCACCTGTGCACGTTCTTCCTGCTGAGAATCTATCGACTGTTCCTCAGATGTTTCCGCCGGCTGTGAAGGCTCTGCAGCATCCACATCTGCAACTGGCTCATCTTCTACATATACCTTGGAACCATCCTCTTTGATGTATGCCATGTCAGATTCAAATGCCGACTGCATCTCGATAGACATGATTCCCCACTTGCTGATCAACTGACGGAGCATGGTCTTGTATGCCATTGCGTCGAAGTTCTTGTACCAGAAGCTTGAGTACATCCACGAATCACGCTGATCGTAATTACCTGCAACATAATCCGCATAAGACACCTTATGCTTCACGCCATATCTCGTATTGATTGCCGTCATATCTTTGCTGAATGCCTGCGAATATCTGTCTGCATGTGCAAGCATCTGATTTTTGCTCCAGTACATCGACTTTCGGAATCCATTGACAAGTTCAAACATCGCATAATATCCAACCGTCTCCGCTTTCTCTCGTGCATCCCAGTCATTAACCATCAGCTGAATGTTTATTTCCTCATTCATCGGATCAAAGCTGATAAACTCTCCTTCCTTGATAGCCAGCACAGTAAGCTTCTTATACTGACCTGATCGGATTGCAAGCTGAATATATCCTTTGTATCCCATCTGGAACTGTGCAACCTTTGTACCGGCTTTATTGTCGCTATACGGCACGAGGTAATAATGACCGAGTTGTGGTGATGGAGAAAGCTTCAAGCTCTCTCCCAACAGCGCACCAGACAGGATCGATGGCTTCGTACATTCTGCAAGAGCAGGATTCACGCTGACTGCAGATACTACTCCGGAGATAAAGCGCTGCACATTTCCCTTACCAAGTGCCTGCTCAATATTCGCTTTGATATCCATACGATTCAAGAACCCTGTCATTGTCGTGTCCTGAATCTGATTCTGCTCACTCTTAACCAAACTATTCTGTACCATCTTATTTGTCTCCCTTCTTTACAAACGCATCTAAAGAATCTAAAATTAACTGATTGAAAATCTCAGCCAATCCGATTTTCTTATCCGTCTCTGCATTTTCCTTTTTCTCCTGCTTGCAAGATATATACGAAAACGCATCTGCTGTCGCAAGAACAGCACTGTATTTGATTTCCGCCTCTTCCTTTGAATAATTCTTGTAAAGTACCTTCTTAAATGCACAAAGGATCTTTGCAATTTCGATTGCACATGTATCTTCTGCGCCGTGAATTGTTACTACGTTGTCCTCTGCTTTTACCATTTTCATATCCTCCTAAATTGCTCTAAATTCTATATTTCTGCTCTGGAAGAACTCTTTCAGGGCAAGTGCATCTTCGGTTGTAAGAAGTGCCGCAAACCGCACTTCCATCTTCTCCGGCTCTGTGACCGTGTGTTCCGGCTGCTGCTGTTCCGGTACTGATTCTGAAATAATTGCTGTTTTTTCAGACGCCTTCTTTTCTTCCGCTTCCTTGGCACGCCGCTCTTCTTCCGCCTTCTTCCGTGCTTCTGCTTCCGCTTTCTTCTTGGCAATTTCAGACATCCGCTGTGCCTCTGCAATTGACTTGTGCATGTCTAAAGTCTCTTTATATACTGAAACCGCTTCAAACGCATATTCTGAAAGCCGATTCAACGTCAGAAGATCTGTGCTGATCTGATACATACGTTCCCGCATCTTCTCTTCGATAGATTTCATCGATACAGATGCATTCAGCCACTTCTCATCCCAGATCATATCCAGCTTTACAAATGCCTGAAATCCAATTGTCTCAAAGAGTGCTTCAATCTCCTTCCGCTTCTCTTCCTTCAACGTCTGCTCATATTCTTTGATCTGCTTATCAATCAACTGTACCGGCTCATTCACAATATCCGTGAGTTCGCGAATTTTCCGTTCGAATTCATCGTATGGCTTCAAACAATCCTTTTTGATACGGATTCTCTCATCTGACATAGCCTTAATAAGCTTATTCAATGCCGCTCTGTCTGCTTTCGCATCCTTAATCTGATCACTGCCTGTATATACCAGATTCTTATACATCTCTACCTTGCTTGTGATCTCTGCTTTCAATTCTTCATAGTTAAACTGAATTACCTCCGGAAATGTTACCGGTTCTACTCTTAACTCCATTCATATCCTCCTAACTTAATACCAGCTCATATTGAGCATCCTTACCTACCGAGAGCAGACGCTTGATACGTTCGCTCTCCTGCTGATCTTTCGACTTCTGCTCTGTGCATTCCTCACATCGCTCCTGTGGATCCAGATGTGCACCACAGGTCGGACAGATATATCCATACATGGCATCCTCCTATATCTCCGGCAGTACCAACGGCGGAGCCTTCATGTTCTCTACGCACGTCCAAAACTTCCGCTCTTCCTCTGCCAGATATGCAATATCCGCTTCCACATCAGATCTCTCAATGTGATAGTGTCTTGTCTGTAAGTACACTGATCCATCCGAGAACACTGATTTGAGCTGTGCCTTCAGCTCCACAAACTCGAACTCTGTCACCATAAGATAGTGCAGGATCTGTATGTAATAGTTCTCCGGCAAACGATGATCCCACTTCTCTTTCTGACGAGACTGCAGGATATTTGTTGTCTTACACTCCCATACACCCATACGACCAGCTTCATCCTTGAGCCATCCATCCAGAGACGCATGTGCGAATGGATATGTGTCATTCGTCCACATATTATTTTCCTCGTAGAACATCTCATACTGCGGATAGTCCATCTTGAACAGCTCCCGGAGATACTTCTCTGCTTCGGTGCCATACTTCACATATGGCTTGTCAGAGATATCCTCCGGCATCAGATGAAACGCCTTGTCCTTCCAGAGTTCCACATTCGTCTTGTATGGATTCTTTCCGAGTATTGCAGATGCATCTGATCCACCGATCTTCGTTCTGTGCTTCAACCACTCATCATGATTGGCAAGCACATTCATCGTAACCATTGATTCACGCTCCCTTCCGTGTTATACTTCTTACTGAGTTATTTGTTATTTGCACCTGCGGGATGCCAGTCCCAAGGGTGCTTTTTTTGTAGATCTCGATTGCATGGTCCATATCATCATTGTTGGCACATTCAATCAGTTCCTTATAGATTACTGCCGCAAGCATCATCCAAAAGCCATAGATCATGCCGAGCCATAACAGCACAGCACCTTCTACCATTGCGAATGTTGCCAGCCGATAGGTCCATATAATCATGTCGTTGCTCATCCTCTTTCTTCCTCTCTGCTTTTTGTTACTGATGTTCTGGAGCAAGTGTGCCCCATGCGATCTGTTCCGCAATACGCTTCGGATCATACTGTGGCACTCTACGTCCAGCTTTTAGATCTTTTCGATACTTCAAAAAGTCTACAAACGCCAGATAATTCACATATGTCACGCCGCAGCCATCCAAGATTGTGTGTGCGCCATATCTACCCTTCTGAACATATTGGTCGATCTCTGCGATTCGACTGGTGACCGTCCGGGCGGATACATTCATTAACTTCTGGATCTGTGCTTTCGACATATACGGCGATGCACTGATGTACTTAATTGATGTGATCTCCATCTGCTAAAACCTCCTTGTATATTTAGTAAAACGATGGCTCGCAGGAAAAAAACGATAAAATGAATATTTTTTTAATTTTTTCTGCAATTTCATCTTTTGTCCGTTATACGCTATCCGCTTGACTATTCTTTTCACTGCTTCTATACTCCCTTTACAGGCTCCCGCCAGAGCCAAGTACATATGAAAGAAGGTGAAATCATGTCAAATGATATTGTCAAAGATGCTTTAACCAAATTGGAAGACATTGCACTGGCTTACACGGTAAAAACATCTTCCGCAACCACTCCTGAGCAGTTCCTTGATGATTACGTGAAGAATAAGGAAGCTTTCAACACAATCAAGAAACAGCATGCTGGAGAATGGATGTTCTAAAACTCAAATCTGGCAATCACAGATAAAACATCTTTTGCCACATCAAGCAGGTATAGAGCATGTTTCACGGAATATTTTTTTGCTCCCAGAGCTTTCAAAATATCTCTGATAACAAGCTCTTCGCCTTCTTGGGTTTCCTGCAAATTGTCTGTCGCTTCCATGAAGTAATAAACCATCTCTTCATCTGTAAGGATTTCCTTCGCTTCCGCAAATGTTTTTACATCTTTCAGCTTCTCGGCAATTACCTCATATTTTGATTTTGCTTCCATGCTTCTCCTTTCCATCTAATTAAATCAACGCTTGGTATTTGATGACTGCAATGCCTTTTCGCTGTATCTCTGTATTGTCTGCTCATCTGGAACAGCATCAATATCTTTCAGATACAGCGTAAGGGCTTTGGCTGATTTCTTATATGCGGCTGCTCTTACAAACTGACTAATAGCAACCACAATCAGAATTACACATACTAACTTGCTCATGCTTCTCCTTTCTATTAAAGTATTCATTTTGTGAACTCGTAGGGTAAAAAAATATTTTCCCGAGGGAAATTACAAATGTCAGCATACATTCTTATTTCTGCTTCTTTCATTTTTACCTTACCGCTCTCCCAATTTCCTACTGTTATTCGCGAAACTCCCATTTTATCTGCAATATCCTGTTGCGAAAGGTTGGCATTAACTCTAACAGCAGACAATCGAATTTTTAATTGATTCAACTTTTCATCTCCTTTCTCAATTCTGTAACTGCATTATAGTATTCTTTTTGTGAACTGTCAAGCATTTTGAAAACTTTTTTTACATTTCGCTTGTGAAAAGTACTCTTTTTGTGTATAATTAAAAAACAAGAAGGGATGTGATGGAATGGGAACAAACCAATTTTCAAGACTGCTAAAATACTATCTAATGTTAAATAACAAAACCCAAAGTAATTTGGTAAACGATTTAGGATACGAGAAATCAACGGTATCAAATTGGTGTTCTGGAACAAGAGTTCCAAAGCTTGATACTATTATAGACATTGCAAAATATTTACATGTGGATCCTGGCGACCTAATCATTGAAAGTGAGACGAAGCCATCTTATTATTTCGATGAAGAAACAGCAAAGAAGGCGCAGGAGATCTTCGAGAACAAAGAGCTCTCACTTCTCTTTGATGCTGCACGTGATGCTTCTCCGGAAGACATCCAAACAGTACATACAATGCTACTTGCATTAAAAAAGAAAGAAAAAGGCGAATAAGTCCGTATTATTGTACCTGCGATATGATATGCTCTTAGTCGCAGGGGGTGATATTACGAACGAAGTATTTGTACACTTAATTGATTTTAAGGGAGCAAACGCAAAAGAAACCGTCACTTCGAACGAAGATGGCAGTTTCTCAATCTTTATCAATTCAAGGCTCAATCAGGAACAGCAGACAGACGCTTACTTGCATGCTCTGTCCCACATCACCCGGTTGGACTTCGAAAATAGAGATGCTTGCGTTGACCACTTAGAATATTATGCACACAATAAAATTTAATAAAAGGGGGATTCCTATTATGAAGAAAAAACTTTTTGCAATTATGCTTGCCTGCTCTTTGCTCACTGGCTGCGGAGTATCAAAAGAGTCTAATTTAGGATCTTACGATAATAACTCAACAGAAGCAATTACCGAAGCATCCTATATTGCAGATGACACCGAAACAATCGCATCTGATGAAGATGGCGAAACAGAGCCAACAACAGAATCTGAAAATGAAACAGCGTATGAAATTACTTACACGAATGCTCAAGTTCAAGAATCATATAGTGGTGTAATGGTTGATGTAATCGTCGAAATTGAAAATACAGGTACTTCGGATTTATATTTATCTAACGGAGCGTGTGATCTAGAAGATGAAAATGGTCACTTGGTATCTGCTATGAAAAGTGTACCAACATATCCTAATGTGATTTCTCCCGGAGAAAAAGGTTATATGTCCGACACTATAACGCTTGATAACTATTCTGGCGATTTAAAATTGACTGTTTTACCAAGACCTGATGTTGAAAAAGCATCTATACATAAAACAAGATATGAAATTTCGGATGTAGCAACAAATAATAACGATTGGGATCGAATTGATGTTACAGGAAGACTAACATGCACATCTGATCAGGTAGAATCTGTAAGCTATGTAGCAGCTATATTCTATGATGCCGATCACACGCCTATTGGTATAAGCAATACCGTTATAATGGAAGACCTGAATCCAAATGATACAATTGGCTTTGAACTGAGTGGAATCACACTTCCAGAAGGTGTAAATACAGATACTGTTGCAGACTATGAGATATTTGCATATCCTGCACAATTTCAATAAAAAATAGATAAATAAAAATCCCCCAGGTGCTGGAAACACCTGAGGGTGTCACCCATAAACCGAAGGCTTATGCATAACAAATTCGCAACTTGTATTATACCATAAGCCTTCTCATTTTCATAGGCTTATTTTTTTATGCCTATTTTTTCAAAGGAGGTTTTATTATGTGGTGTGAAACTCAAAAAAACGGCACTGTTGTCTATCGTGAACGATACACAAACCCTCTCACCCTTAAGGTTGAAAGAGTTGCGGTCGCATATCCAAAAGACACGCCGCAGAACAAGAACAAAGCACAAAGAGAATTAAACGCAAAAATTGAAGCTGCTATTAAGGAACTTCAATGCACCGATAATACGGTAACTCTTACAAAGCTTCAAAAAGAGTATCTGAAAGCCCAAAGAATCATATACAAAGATAGTACAGTTGATCGGAATGAGAGTGTCACTTCATCCGTCATAGATATACTGAATCCAGATGCAATTGTCAATAACTTAACAGCACAGTATGTAAAGTCCAAATTGCTTGATTCCGGAAAAGAACTTACGACATTGAACTCTTACATAACACGATTCAAAGCAATGCTAAATTGGGGATATGAAAATGACTACCACGATAACATGAAGTTGATCACAAAGCTCAAGCAATTTGATGATTCATCTGATGATAAAGAAATTACCACAAAGTATTTGGAGCCAGAAGAAGCTAAAAAACTCCTTGATTACATCAAACATGATAATTGCTGGCACTGGTACTATACAACTTCGATACTATTGCTCACAGGCTTGAGATTCGGCGAATTGTCAGCACTGGAAGTATCCGACATTGACTTTGATCAGTTAACAATTCGAATCTCCAAAACATACGATTCAAAGCACGACAGTGTCACGACTCCAAAGACGGACAATTCAAAAAGAACAATCCACATTCAGCCGGCTCTTCTTGTAGAGTTAAAAAAATGTATGCTATGGCGTAAAGAAATGATGTTAGCGAATAATTTCAGATCAAGCATCTTGATTCCAAACAACAAAGGTGATCATATGCCAATAGCCGGTTACGAAAAATACCTTCGTATCATATCAGAGAAGCTATTTGAACGACGTGTGACACCTCATATGTTACGACACACGCACGCTTCGCTTCTCGCCGCAAACAACATGACTCCTGATGAGATTGCCCGCCGCCTCGGGCATGGAAAAAGTGAGATAACCAGAGAAATCTATATTCATGTTACTAAAAAAGTAACCCAAAATGATAATCAGAAATTAGATCAGATAAATCTCTTCTCATAATTTTTGCCCAGTAAATGCCCAGTAACGTGATTTTCAACCATTAAAAAACGGCGGAAACCCTTGATTCTACGTGGTTTCCGCCAAATAAAAAAGATGCCCAGAGCCGGAATCGAACCAGCGACACGAGGATTTTCAGTCCTCTGCTCTACCAACTGAGCTATCTGGGCATGTATCTTATGTAATTAGTAGCGGGGACAGGATTTGAACCTATGACCTTCGGGTTATGAGCCCGACGAGCTTCCAGACTGCTCCACCCCGCGATATTAAATTATTCCTAAATAGGAAAAGTGGGCGGAGGTGGATTCGAACCACCGAAGCATAAAGCAGCAGATTTACAGTCTGTCCCCTTTGGCCACTCGGGAATCCGCCCATAACACAATAAATATTCAATTGTGTAAGCCGATGA